AAGAATAAGACAACTCGAAGGTGATGTTTCATCACTAAGAAAACACACATGGCCATATGTACAGGGTAAACGGGAGAAACATCAACTTGACGGCATCGAGGTGAAGAGAGAGTTCTTAAAACATCTCGATGAGGACACAATTAAGGAACTTTTACTTGAAAAGGCAAAAATTTCATCTATGACTGGATTTCACAGGAGAGAATATGCTATGGTAAATAATTTTTGTTGACGTAATATAAATGGGACTTGTGTTTTCTTTGCCAGGTCTCAGTCTCTTAAAAGGAGATGATAAACCTATGGATCCTAAATACCTTATTGCGAACATAGTGAGTATACTGTGCTCCATGTTGGTAGTGTATGGTGTTATAAAGATGCCTTTCAAAACACCACCAATGCTCGCGATAGCGTGTTGCAGTTCTTCATGTTGCAGTTCTACAACCGCTAATGTGGTAAAAGACCTAAAAAAGCGTATTTAAAAAAAATCATCTGTGCGGTACATCTTTATCGCGAATGAACCAGTTTTACCAGTAACGGTCACTGTTTCATTTCCATAAAGTTCCTGGCACCCAATGTCTTCCATACATTCACGCGAATTATGACTCACGGAAATTGGATACAGGTTCTCACCACCCGTAGTTGTATAGTAGTGGTAGCGATCACGTCTTCCCCGAACTTCCTTACCATAGAGGGGGAGTGTCTCACCTGAACCCACTAAAATACCCATCTGTTGCATTTGACCAGGTTTATACTTCTTGATAGGGGGTCCCCTAAACTCGGGTTCATGACGAACTTCCTGGGACCGCCTTGGTCTAGGAGGTACCATCATCGTAGGAACCTTTACTGGGACTTTAACAACTCGAGGATTTTGTATGAGATACACGATGAATACTACCAATGCGATTAGTACGACCCCCATGAGCTGAGTCTTTTGTTTGTTCTTCATATACTATAATTAAAGAAGATTATTCACATAAAGACATGAAGATTTTGGCGATAGATATTGGCTATCACAATATGGGTCTTGTACTTGCTGAAGCTGGGAATGGTCCAAAAATCGAGGTTGAATATATGAAGAAGGTAAGTCTCGAGGAGTATAAATACATTTATTCGAATGACTTTGTAGACCTCATTCCTTTATTTGTTGAAGATCATCAAAGTATTTTTGATTCAGCTGACAAAATACTGATAGAGAGACAACCACCCATGGGTTTCACTAATATTGAAATTCTTTTACATTACATGTTCAAAGATAAGGTAACTTTAGTTTCACCTGTGAGCATGCATGTTCATTTTGGTATGAGACATCTGGATTATGACCAGAGAAAGGAGAGAACCGTCACCATAGCGGAAAAATATTTTGATGGGGATATTCCTTATGATAGGAAACATGACATCGCCGATGCGTTATGTATGATTGTGTATTACAACTTTAGAAATACAGTTCACTTCTTTGACAAGTTCAAGTTTATTGGTGATTCACCAATAAATTATATATAGGTATAATAAATGCCCACCACGAAACAGGTTCAGAACGCTAAGAAAAAATTAAGGGTCATACCCAAACCAAAGGGGAATACCCCAAAGCTTCCAAGCAGGCTCACCTATATACTCATAGGTGTTGACCCCAAGATACAAAGAGACAAGAACTTCCTCAAGGCTGTTCAGGAGTACGCGAAACTTCGTCGTTGAGAGTGGTGAGTGCATTTGAAACACATTCAAACATATCAAATATTTCATTCACATTCCTCCTTTCAAGTGCCTTTTTGAGTTTATCGATGTTATACTCAACTGATTTCTTCTCCTTATTTAATTGTGTTTCAAGTTTTTCGATTTTTTTATCGATAAACTTGGTCGTGTTCTCGATATTGACATCAATATTCTGGATTTCATTTTCATATAATGTTCGTTGCCTCTCGAGAATCTCTCTCTTTACATCCGATCCACATCGGTCAATTTGATTGTCGAGACGTTCAAGCTTTACTTGGAGTTCTTCTAAATTTGTTACATATGTTGTCTGATACAACTTCTTCGCATTCTTTAGACTGATGATTTCCTTACACAGTTTAGTATCCATACTATATTTTCATCTTGGTGTGAAGCTTTAAATTATTTAAATCTTCGACAAATCCTTTAAAATGCCCTAAACGATATTGTACGAATGCCCAAAGTGCGAAAAAGAGGGTCTTTGTCATTTTATTGACTTCAGTGTCTTCCATTTTATATATAGGTCCAACGAGACGTCCCATGAATGTTTCTTCTTTATGTTTACCTGTCACTAACATCTCAGCCTGTGTCAATGCACATGTATCATCATTCACTGACCAGTGGTAGAAGATGAATGGTATGAGCATCGAATAAAATTCTAAATTTTTTTGATTATTCATGAATGGAACTATCAGAATACCAAACAAGAAAATGAGATGAATTAGGAATATTATATTCATCTACTATAAGATGACCGAAGATAATATTATGGCAGAAATGTGGAATGAGTACCACGAGAATGTACTTCGCCAGTGGGGTGAGGCGTCTGCATGTTATCGGTATATGCACCACCGAGCTTTTCTCACGTATAAAAAACTGAGTCTGCGTTTCAGTTTACCTGTAATTGTTCTTTCGACAATTACAGGCACGGCAAACTTTGCACAAAGTTCGTTTCCAGAAAGTATACAGGGTGGAGTACCCGCAGTTATTGGTGGTATGAACCTCATAGCTGGTCTCATCGCAACAATCATGCAATTCCTGAAAATCAATGAACTCATGGAGAACCACAGGACGAGTGCTTTAGGTCACGGTGGGCTTTCTAGGAATATTCGCCTCCAGTTGGCTCTCCCCCGTGACGAGCGTAGTAAGGAGGGTCTCATTTTTGTGAACGAATGTAAAGGTATATACGAAAGTCTGCTGGAACAGTCCCCCCCAATCCCCAAAGAAATATTGAAAACATTTGAGAAAGACTATCCAATAGAAGGTGTATTTACAAGACCTGAGATATTGAATGTGCGTCCTATTCCACTCTTAAAATTACCAAAAACTATAGAACCTATCCGAGCTATAACAAAAAATACTCCATTCGAGAAAGTTGGTGAGTACTTGGCACCTCCTATTGAGGAGGAAGAGGAAGAGGAAGAGGAAGAAGAGGAAGAAGAGACAGACGTCGAGCAAGGTACACCAACAGAATAAACATGACCACATTGGTCAGAATTCCACATGCAACGTATGGTAAAATTTTCCTTTTTAAAGGTTCTACGATACGTTTATGTAGTGCGTCATTCTCGAGCACCAAATCTATGGCCTGATTAGTAAGATCATCAATGGATTCTTTCATTAAAGTAGTGGGGCAAAAAAAAGATCCCATTGTAACGACAATTCATACGAAACAAATTGAACTTATTCGTAAGTACATCAGTGAAAGGAAGAATGTGTTCATTTGTGGTGCACCTGGTGTAGGTAAAACATATGTACTTCGGGCAGTATTACAGGGACTGAATCATGTAGAACTTCAGAGTGAACATCTTAAAAGTAAATCTCTATTTCTACCATTTATAAAACCCTCAACCAAGCATGTATTTATTGAGGATTACGACCCGGTGTTTAAACCTATAATTGAACAGGTGTCAGATGGTAATCGTTTATCCCGTGGTTCTCTACTTGTCACAAGCACTAATATGTGTATGTATCCAAAATTTGAGACAGTGTTTATTCCCCGACACAAACCAGAAGTTCTAATGACACTGACAGATGAATCAGGTCATAAAGTACAGGATGCAGCCATCCGATCTCAAGGGAATATTCGTAACTTTTTCACCTATCTTGAGGGATATGATGAGATGGATGATTTCAAAAGTCCTAAAGAGTTTATCGCTGAAATTTTGACGGATCCTTCTCCAATTCAGATATATGATAGTATTTCTGAACATGGACACATATGGGACATTTTCCAAGAAAATTACTTAGACTCTACTGGTATAGACTTTGTACGTGCGTCGCGATCCTTTTCGGATGCAGACTTCTACGATAACCATATTTATGCACATGGAGAATGGAACCTCATGCCATACTTCGTGATACATGCCCTCACGATCCCAAAGACTGCACTTGGGGAACCCCTCGAAAAAGAGAAGATTAGACCAGGGAGTTGTTGGACAAAGTTTGGAAACTATAAGATGCGTAAACAAAAGTTTGAAGAAATCAAGAAGAAATCGAGGATGGGGTTGGGTATAGAGGAATTGTGCCTATTAAAGAAATATGCAGAAAAAGGAGACTTAGATCCTATGATAAGCTATAAAATTACACCCCAAGATTTTGATGTTATCAATCACCTTGCCGTCGGAAGTGGCTTAA